TCATCGCCGGCCAGGGCACTAATGCAGACATCGAATGTGTCTGCCAGGAAGGACTCGCCGAGCAGGTCTATGGCGATCCCGACTCAAACGGGGCAACTGGCCTTGTCTGGATCGAGACCCACGGCAAACCCCACGCCGACTGGGAGACCGAGCAGGAACTTGCACATCGCGGATTGTAGCTCTGGCATTCACATCAGGCCCGCCGGCAGCCAGGCACAAGCCGAATGCCGGCTAGAAAGAGAGTATGATGACAAAGAACTACACAGGGGTTGGCAGGCCACCTGGACAGGTCAACTGTCAGTATATGCCTACTGCGGACGCTGGGTCACGCTGCCGTCTGGCAGCCAGGGTACGCATAGCGGTGCAACTTGGGGAGGGTGATGTGGTGGTGTCTATAGTGCGATGTTGGAAGCATTATGTAGCACTAGAGAATGCCGCACGCAAGCCGTCATCCACGATTACAGTCATAAGTGCAGAGGAGATATGATAAAGATGGATAAAACACATTCGTTTGTGGCTATCTCACCAGCGGATGGCAAAGTGAAACAGTTTCATTGGATTGGTTACCAAGAAGGCTTCGATGATGTTCCAGGTATTGATCTATGGAATGATGAAGATGGATATACATTTTCAGCATCTGAGATAATCAAAGCCAATGCGAGCAAGAAATGATGGATGGACTGTGGCGTGGTATGCCAGTGACTATTAAGCGCAAGATGCGTGGCTGGGTTGTGATAACGTTTGACAAATCCTGTGTGCAGTTCAAGGCAGGTCAGACAGTTTGCTTGACTGATGCCAACATCATTACCCGTACACCGGTGATCAAACGTCATCCCGTATTGGTTGCGGGCACAAGAAAAGCCATCTAGTAACAAGTTTACTATATAGAGACGGAGGAAAGAATGGCTGAACCAGCAATGTCTGTTGAAGAGTTGTATGATAAACTCAACAAATACATCCACTGGCTCGCTGCCAAGAAAGCTACAGATCACGTTCTGATGGAGCGTGAGGAGTTGGAAGGCGAGCTATATGAACAATTGGTATATGGGTGGATGTACTACCGTGATCGTGGCCTAACTGTTGGGGAGCTTCTAGCGGTTATAAAGCAGATGCTAAACAACCGGATTAGTGAGTTGAAGTACAGGTTTTACTTGACTCATCGTAGTGCAGAGAAGGAAATGATGGATCTGGATGATTTGGAGTGTGATGGTCCACCAGATCCAGAACATATTGTAGAGCACATGCTCAGATTCTCTGGCTTTTTGGATACGTTGGAATGTGGTGAACGGACTATAGTAGACGCGATTCTTTGGCCAGACAAGAGGATGTGTGATCAGGTGCGTTTGCGAACATTTAGGCGTTCGTATGTGTATGATGTGCCAAGCATAACAATTGACTGGAAATTAGTAGCGGATGCGCTCCACATTCAGTATGCCGAAGCACGACAGGCGTGGAGTAGCGTTAAGAGGAAATGGAGGAATTATGACAAACCGTGAAATCGGCAAACGTTTTGGGAAGCGCGTTCTACTGGACATAGCTGAAGAGCTGGGGATATCCGCCAAACTGGACACGCACGTGTACGATCTGTGTGATATGCTGTTGGACAATCTGCGTGGCGGTTTGCCAGAGGATGAGGTCAGCGAAGAGCTATGGGATTTGATGGTGGCAGCTGATTTTATAGATGAGGATGGGAATGAACTGCTAAGTGGCGTTGATAATCCTCAAGATGAGCAGGAGGAAAGTGATGAAGTAGATGAGAAGTTACCAAAGTGTTATGGGTTGGCCGATGATGCAGATCCAGCCTGTAAGCGCTGCGCATTGCGTAAGCAATGTGTAGCAGTGCGGGATGCAAACAGGCCATCGTGTTTCGGTTTGTTGTATGACGCTAACGACAACGACTGTAAAATGTGCATCCATTGGATGAAATGTGAGGATGCCACAACAAAACAAGGAGAATCAAATGACGAAGCGAAGAGTGCGTAAAGTGACGCGGCGTAAGCCCACCACGGTTCCTGAGGTTGAGCAGGAAAGCATTGATATTGAGGAACCAGAAGTTGTTGAGGAACCAGAAGTTGTTGAGGAAAAGCCTGTCAGACGGCAGCGGCGCAAGAAAGTGGCTCCAGATGCGTTGCCTGTCAAACGTGTTCGAACAAGGAAGCCTGCTATGACTGAGGAAGTCACTGAGGAAAAACCTGGTGCGGTGGAGTTGCCTTCAGTCTTGGAGTTCACGGACTTGTTTGGGCTGGTTGACCAGGCGCTTCTAGCAGGTCGGGCATTGACAATCCGCAAGAAAGGTCACGCATATGTGGTGGCCTATGCTGATGCGGATAGCGTGTCAGAAGAAGTTGTAGTGGTTCCAGCAAAGCCGCAACGTTTGATGAGTACTGCAGAGATGGAGGCTGTAGCTCAGACCAAGGAATATATAGAATTTCATGAGTACTGGCCGACACTGACCTTCGAGGAGAAGGTGGCGGAGGCCAAGGATGCCAAGGTGACTTGGGAGGAACATGACAATGAATTGGTAAACAACATGCGCTTGACCCTGGCATATCAGAAGAGCAAGGGAATCACGAAGTGGAAGCCAGAGTACAAGTCTAAGGCAGCACGCGACGCGCTGATCCACGGGCCAACGGAGTAGTGCTGTATGAGCTGAATATGTATGGGGTAAAGATGAGTTGCCACCGGATGAAATGACAATCCACCATCCCAGGCACCATCTTTACCCCATCATTTTTCATTTCTATTGGGGTTATTCTATGTTGATTGGCATCTATGGCACTCATTGTACGGGTAAGACCACCTATTTGGAATCATTGGATATTCCTGGCATTCGTAAAGTGTTTGGTGATATGTTGACACCAAACTATGACAATATTCCAGAATTTCCTGCTTTATATGATGTATACAGGACATTGCCTGGTAAACAAGAACTAATACGATATATGGTATGTGACAGAGAAACGCTTTGGATAGCGGAAGGTATGAGATTCTGGGGAAGCATATTTCATCATATCAAGCACGTTCCATTGGAAATGGGTGGTGGGCTGTTTATGATAATAATCACTACCACAGCCGAATATATGGAGCAGGCATTACGTAAGCGTGCTGTTTTGAGTCATCGTATATATGCTGAAAAGTATTGGACTCCACATAAGTTGGAGTATGAATCGTCCACACGCTTAATACGTGCTGCCGCTATGCATTTGGATCCGAAGGATTGGATTGAACTACCCTTTGATGACTTTGGATGGAGATCACAGGCAGATTTGATAATCCACATGTTTGTAGAGGATATATCATTGTGGTATCCAACAGCGTGTACTTAGAGGTTTTAGTGGGAAATTCAAAATGAAAGTGGTTCAAATCAAAGGCAGCAATGGATCTGGAAAGTCTACTATTCCCCTGCAGATGGTAGCGGCTAGTTGTGATATAGAAGTGGAGCAGTGGAATACGGTGCTGCACGATTTTGGGTGGGTGTTGGTAGGGCACTATGATTTGAGCACGCGAACCAGTAATGGTTGCGATTCGATTAGAACTGTGTCTGACGTCAAGTTAGCTATCATGGATGCTATTGATAATCATCCAGATTTCAACATACTGTTCGAAGGTATGATGATATCAACCATCAAATCTACATTCTATAATTTCTTGTTGGAATTGGAAGTATCTCATAACATCAAACCGATGTTTGTAATTCTAAATGCATCTGTTGAAGGATGCCTGGAGCGGATAGCGGATAGGAAATCATCCAGGCCACGTGGCATTAATGTTGACAATATCACACATAAGTGTGAAAGCATAGTTCGACATGCCGAGAGCTATAACCAAACGTATGTGCGATGGATTGATGTGGATAGTGTCGCCAGGGATGATATGTTGTATGAATTCCTATCAGCCGTTGATAATCTTGAGTCATATATGGATGTGGTACGGTTGTCCAACAGAGAAGTCAAAGTGTGGGCGGCTGTGGTGGGAATAGAGTATGAGAACAATGTACGAGCCAGGAATGAATTGGCAGCCTTAGTGCCTGATATAGAGATTACATCCAGATCTGAGATATTGGAACCATCCGAGTGGGGGCCATGGGCAGACGTTAGCGACAAAGTTGGATCTGATATAACCAATTGCAGAGTGTATGATTGGAATGTGGGCTACAAGACTAGTACTGGAAATATTCTAAGTCTGCTGGTTCATATGCACGTTCTGAAACGTGGCGATGTACCGTTGTTGACGGAGTGGGAACAGGCCACGGCGTGTGGTACGTGCAAGGGTATGAACGGCGGTTGCCCAGGGTGCGCACCTAGGTTTGATGCCATTAGGCCATCCTTGGATACGCTGGCAATCATTACTGTGTCCGTGGATATGGCTTGGGCGATTGAGTATTCCGGTAACCGCAACACATATATGCGTGGGTCTTGCACAGATTCTATTACCAGCTGGTACGTAATGCGTTTACTGAAACACTTTGATAATAGATATGTGATAGGGCTTGGCAACTGTCCCGTGTGCGTGCATCGCACAGGTGGATGTGATGTAATAAAAGGTCTGCCTTGCAGGTATCCAAAACAACGCATCTATTCGATGGAAGCGGTTGGGGTGGACTGTGATATGTTGAATTCTATTCTATATGGCGAGTGGTTGCCTTGGTTTTACTATCATCGTGGCATAAATGACATACCACGATATATGATACGGTATGCTGGCGTCTTGATGGATAAATATAGTGCGCTTGTGTGGGATGTGATGAATGCAACAACCAAGGCTGATTTAAGTTATGTTCCAATGTGGGAGGTGCCAGATTTGCCCAAATACAAGCTTGGCATGACCAAGGTGCCAACTGGGCCACATAAAGGATGCAATCAGTATGTATACGTGGATAATGGAGTGAAAATTGATTAACCTTGAGGAAATGATTGCGCAAGTGTCTGATGACATGCCGCAGTTTGCCATGACTATGTGTGCGGATGCAAGTGACGATCCATACCCTATTCCGATGGTGAAACTGGCTTCGTTGCTGTTGGTATATCACATGCATAAGGATTCTCAGTATGGACGTAGCTGGGCCAAGCGTGGTGAGGCTGGAGTATATCACAATGTAATGAGGAAGTCTGACCGGTATGGCCAGTTGGCTGATAGACTTGAGAAGCTTGATGGCATTGCCAAAGTGGTAATGTCTGGTCACAGGTTGGCTACTGATGAGATACATTTGGCGTTTGTGGATCTGTTGGTAGACATATCGTTGTATTGTCTGATGTGGCTGGATTGGATAGCTGCTGAGAGACCGGAGGATGTGGAGAGATGGGTGGAAGAGGTATGGTCCAATGTTACAGGCATAGATGTGGCTGAGATAATGG